GACTGCTGCCACTGCGCCGCAGATGATAGCATCCTATACTATTGTCCTTTTTGGCATCCAACTTACCCATATAGCACTGCTCTGCCATATCAAGACCGGCTATGTAATCCCTGATGTCTGACAGCATCATCACAATCCAGCCTCCTTCCGGTAGAACTTCTTGAAAGTATTTCTCGCATGGCTCTGATACATTCCGCCTTTCATCCATGGCTCAAACCATTTTCCTCTGGCGTTCGGGTTTTCCTCAGTGCTGAAATTGTACTCCGGGTGGTAGTACAGCCGTCTTGCATATGGAGTAGATGATACTATTGCACAACTGCCTTGGGCAGACTTGCTATAGTCAACAAATGTGCTCTCATTTTGCAAGGCACCGGTATCTCTCGGCATCACCTGCGTCTGCACAATCTCCGTGTGCAATGCCTCTGCTGTCTTTTCCAAAGCTGTAATCTTTGCTCTTGTCAATTGTCTCAATTTTCCTTGGTCAATTCTTACTCTTGACTTTGATCCCATCAAATCACATCCAATTCGCTATAGTTGACCGTGCCGTCCGGATTTCGGTTTTTCCGACCCCGAAAGATCCGCCGTGTAGCTCCACCAACTTCTATCGTTCCGCCACTTAATGTCTCAAATGACGGTGCAATATCGCCGGGAAAAAGAGCCACTCCCGACAACTGTACAAGTTTCTTCTCTGCGGTCAGGACTGTCTTCGCACTGTCCTGATAGTTGCAGGTAAGATCCAGATCCAGCGCCGGTAATGGCTCTCCATACACGCCAATACCTTCCGGCTCCAAATGTACCTTTACTGCGGTTTTGCAGTCTCGCTTGCGCACTAAACACGGATATCTCATTGTTAGCCTCCTTATATCATCCTGCAGCACAGGCCTGTTTTCACCAGCTCCGCATAAATATCCGTGCGGATGATAATATTCTGCACTTTCGTAACATTAATGCCATTTGAAAACGTCATGGACACTCCGTTGATGCCATATGATGACAGCATAGATTCCAACTCATCTTTATTCTCGTAGATAAAATCAGCAAGCAGGCAATTGACGTACCGTATCTGATCCTTTTGAAATTCTGTAAGGTTCTCGAACCCCGTACTGCGAATTCTGCAATAGGTCAACGTATCAATCTGCCTGCCTGCTGTGGTAAGCTGTTTTTCTATTTGTTCCTCATCAATCAATGTCCCGCCATATACGTTTTCATAATATTCTTTATCCGCATACATGGCTACTCACCTGCTTCACGAATCTTTTTTATGATTCCTTTGACCGTTGCAGCCTGACCAACATCAATATTTTTCAACGCCGCATATTCTTTCAGGATCTGAATGATCTCTTCCGGCTCTGCCATTCCCTTTTCATTCTGCAATATGCCGTATTTTTCTTTGAGTTCGTCATTTTCTTTCAGCAACGTCTCATACTGTTCCGCAGTGACGATCTTCCCTTTTCCGTTTGCAATCTTTGCCCCGGACTCATCATAGATGTCATACCCATCATTCAGATAGCTTTCCTTTTGCTCTTCTGCAATGGTGTACTCTCTGTTTCCTTTTACTGCTCGCATGTTTTCTCCTTTCTCAATACACATCTGACAGTCCGCAGACTGTCAGACACCTCTACTATTCTGCTGCCACGTTAAACGAAATACCCGGTGCCTTGTTCTGGATCAGGAACGCATCCGTGTAATATCTGTTCTGATAGATATAATTGTCTGCCGTTCTGGAATCCGTGCCCGGTGTAAACAGCTTGATATAGCTGTATTTATCGCGCGACACTACGCAAGATGGATGCACCAAGATCATATTGATCTGCTTCGCAGATACCCCCGGCTTACATCCATCCGTAAAATCGTATACCGTCTTCATTCGTGCAGATGGCACGACGATCTTCTTCACATCGTCAATGGTATGTACATTACGATTGATCACACCTGCAGCACCGACTGAAAATGTTCTTGTGATTCCCTCTGCTTCTTTGAACAATTTGTTGATCGCAGACGTTACGTAAATGATACGTCCCTCCTGCGGAACACTCTCATCATCCATGTAAGACATTCTTTCATCAAAATATTCAAGAATGTTTTCTTTGGTAAGCGTCTCCGTATCTGTCTTGGCACCGGAGCTGGCATATGTTGTTGCCTCTTTGTACAATTTCGAATAGCGATAACTGTCTTTCTCCGGGATTGCCTGCTCCTCTTCGAACACATTTTGAATGTTCGCCACTTCCACAACAAGGTTGGTTTCATCCATGTCCATCGGGTCGATTGAAAACTCGATATCACGATCAAATTCCAGCTTCTTAGCTTCCCATCCGTTCGTAATCGTTCCACGATTGTACGAGCCGCCTCTTGTGTGGTCCTTATATCCCGATACACTCATATGCGGCAACTTGATCGTCTGCGCATTGATAAACTTAATTCCCGGATTGGATACTGTTAAATCGTACGAAGTAAGCTCTCTCGCATACTTCTGCTGTAACTCTCTGTTAAACTGTGTTGCATAATCATATACTGCCATTTGTAATCTCCTTCCTAGTTCGAATTACCAAAAATGCCTGCCAACACACCGCTCTGATCTCCTCCGCCTGCTCCACCACCGGAGCCTACCTGTCGGAAACCGTGTCCTTCATCCATATTCGGTTTTAATGCAGGAATATCGGCAATCACTTTATTCATTGCTTCTTTTAACTTGTCCTGATCAACGGTTCCATCTTCTTTTGCAACCTCTGTAAGATCAGCCATCTTGATGATGTATGGAATTGTTTTTACATCTAACCCCATGTTCACACCAATCATAAAACCATCTTTCTCAATCGTTGCATGAAGTGCTGCGTTCTGCGCCTGTGCAATCTGCTCCTGCAAAGCGTTCGGATCCGGTGTTTCTTCTTTTCGCTTTCTCTTAAAAGCACTGATCGCACTGTCCATCTCTTCTTTACTCATGCCCTGCTGCTTAAAGTAATTCTTCAATACCGTGTCTTCGGCAACGCTCTGCTTGCCGGCGATGAGACTTGCAATTTTCTCATAGTCAAATTGCTGCTGTCCCGACTGCTGCCCACCGGCACTCTGACTGCCTTCGCCACCTTGGCCACTGTTTGGATCAGCAAATAACTGCAGGTTCATTCGTAATTTTTGTTTTCTCATAGTTTCGTTGCTCCTTTCAGTTGTGAGGGTGTCTCCCTGTTTCAGTTTTATGTGTGTCTCACGATCAGTTTTGTTCTCAGGTGTCTCCTCGTAGTTTTAATCAAGCACGATGTTTGATCTGCCTTCGGGCAATAAAAAAGCACTCTGGTTAAGTGCCTTTTGAACCTCGTCATATCTGTTCTTGCTTTTGTCAGTGCATATCGTCATGAGATTAGCGCAATATTACGGCTAGTAATGCAAGCACTGATAAAATAAATGAAATGCGGGACATGATTGGGAAATCTGACCATCTGTCCCATACTTTTTCTTTTCTCATGTTACCATCTCCTCTCGCAGGTTGCACCGGTGCAACTTTTGGATAACCAGTATATATTTCTGCATTAAAAAAGCACCCTCCTTGGATGCTTTAAGTTTCTTTATTTTCGTTTAATCCTCTCGATTCAGTTCTTCATCTGTCAATGGTATTTCCCTTTTTTCTCTTTCTGCACGTTTTCCGAGTCGAATAAATTTCAGCAATGTTTCATGTGCCTCTCTTTTCTCCTCTTCCGTCAATTCATGCGTTTCCCCAGTCGGCACAAACTTTGGAATATCCTGTCGCAGCATTCTCTCTCTATCCTCATCATTTAGCCCCTTATAAATATCCTCATAAGCCATGTCTATACCTCCCGTAATAGTAAATTCCATACGCCGTCGGCAAACGCTTTGCCGATAACAGTAAACCTTGTATTTCTTTCATAAAGGACTTCCTGCTCATCCAGCCCTACAGTTCGGATGTCGCGCCCTTTCTTGGCATCTTGTATATATATGATTACATCCGGGTGCTCATCATATCCTCTTTTACATGATGTACTCCAATATTGCGGAATCTTTCTATCTTTCCCTATCTCAAATTCATCCAAAAAATCCCGCAATCTTTCATCTGCATCCGGATATGCTGAAAAGTTAATAGTTCGAGCCAAGTTTCCATGATACTTCGGTATTTTTGATAACGCACTATCCAACTTGTTTACAAACATTCTCTGTTCATCTGTAAGTTTTCCCGCCCTCAATGCTTCATTAATCACATACGATTCCGAACTCTTATAACGCAACAATGCTCCAAGTTCTTCCTCAGTTAAATTCATTATAGCATTCGGCATTGAATTGACAATGTTTTTTTCTCTATTTTGACCAGATTTTGCTCTCCACTCCTCTCTCCTCGCAGCATACACCCGTTTATTCTCTGGATCCATTGCACACCGTTCCAGACGATCAAACTTCTCCTCCTGTCTCTCGGCATATTGCCGTCTGGCTTCCTGTTTTACATTCTTCTCTATAGCTGCCAATTCTGATTTCTTCCACTTCTTATCCGGATGTGTGGATATCCCCGGAAAGTATGTCGTGTGGGAATCTCGGCAATTGGGATGATATAGTCCGGCGTTCATTGCCTGACTAATCAATGGGTACCCCATTTTCTTTGCTTCTACTGCCGTGCCTCCGGACCACACATCATCAATCATCACCCTGCCTACCCAGGGCAGGCATAACGGACAAGGATTACCACGCTTATTAATGATAACAGTATGTATGTCCCACTCCTGCCGTTTGGTACCCTCTCCGGAGAGATAGGCTCTTTTACTGGCAGTGCGCAACGCCATTTCTGCATATGACTTGATGTTGACTTGCTTACCATCTTTGTATTTGACGCAATTTAGACCCGTTGACGCATAGTCTTTGACCGCCATATCCACCGCCTTTTCATACGTCCCTGCTCCGCTGTTGGCGTACACTTGCGCATTAAATATAGCTCGCCGCACTTGATCATCATGCATGCGTAATATAGCTGATTCTGCGCGTAGCATATCGTGCTCTACCGCATCCAATAACGCATCCATCTTTCGCTCATTTATCCGAAAAAATTCTCCCTGCAGTTTGTCTGAAGCTTTATGCAGCTTCGCTCCTTTTTGTATTGCTTTCAAGATTGCTTTCTCCTGCGCCATCCCTCCGGCTGCGTTGGCTTGCAATATTGCCATGCGCATCTTAGCATTGATCGAATTATATCGGGCGTTCAATCGATCTGCGTGTTTTCTACGGTACTCCTCTAGCCCTGCCAATTGCTTTGCCTGCCACTGTTCCCATTGAAATCCCTCCTCTGCTTCCTCCGCGCGATGGCGTTTCATGTTCCGGATCATAGAGTCCAGCAATTCGTTTTCTATTGTGGCAAATGCATCTCCCACATCATAGTTCATATTTTCCATGCTGTTCTCCTATATCTTGCTCACTTATTAGCGTGTACCCTAAATCCATTCATCCTAAATTGCCTTGTTAAAGCTTTAAGCTGCGTCATCGACTTACACTTGTCGTTTCTTAACTCCGCATAATTTGACTTTTCCACCGCATATATCCCAAACGGCACCTGTTCCGATGCAACCTCTAATAGCTTTAAGTACTCTTTCTTTGACATGGCATATGTCCTTTTATCAACTTTCACTCGCATTGATCATCCCTCCATCTCCAGGCCTTCCATATTCAACGCCGGTTCTTTCATTACCTCAACACCATCTCTGGCATTTAGGCGCTTTATTTCTTCCTGTTTCCATTCTTCCGGCTTCGTGTCGCCATACAGTTCTTCTACCGCCGCTTCATTCGACATGATGGATTGCGATTTTGCCTTTCCAATCGTCTCAATCTGACTTTCAAATGATGGATTTGCATATTCGCCAAAATTAACAGATGCCTCTGTATACTCCAGCACCACATTTTCATTCCGTATCAGATCTAACACCTTAAATGCCGTATCAATAACCAACGGTATTGTCTTTTGCACTGCATCCACTATCTTTCCTCTGGTATACAGCGTTGTCTTTTCTTTCTCTCTCTGACTTTCTGCATTATCTAACTTCTTCACATCAATGCCGATCGTAGACGGACTGATGATGCCCTGTAAGCACAGGTCTAACGCTGTAATGTATGTGGCATTGTAGCTCTCATGTGGTATGGTCGGCTGTTCGACATCAATCTTCGGATCACTTCCCTCGGACATCGGTGTGTCTGTCTTGATGTATTGATTGTCAAATGCGTTTGGTCTCAACACTTCCCCGGTTCGCGGATCTCTTGGTATCATACTGTCCGGAATGTACTTTGTGCTGCGGCCATCTCGCAAAGCCTGCATCCATTGACTCCATGCTTCATCTAACGCATCATAATCGTCCGTTTTTCCATCAAATATAGACTTTCCACGGCCTTTTACTTTGGAATTACGATAGATCATAAATGGTATTGCCATGCAAAATGACGAATCAAATTCTACATCACTCAACGCCGCCAGCTCCGGTATTGTTTCTAAAGGAATCGGCTCCTCCTGATTTCTTCTGTGCAGCTCATAACGTATATAGCCATATCCATACGTTTCAAACAAAATATATTCTTTATGCTCATGAACATATAAAGAACGAAACACTACTTCTTTCATCCGCCCACGCCTCATGATGATATCTATTCGATCTGCCGGAATCCATTCAATGATCGGATATTTACTCAATTCCGGGTCCAAAGACAGCTTAAACGCACCATCTCCCAAATACAGTGCTTCTGACACGGATTCTTCCAATAGCTCTCGAAAACTATTTTCCTTGTCCATCTCGTTCCAATCAGCTTTTCTCTTGTCCGGAACCGTAATTCCATCCAAATCCGTCATAATGATATTAGTGAGCGTATCTACCGTGATTGCCGGTATGCCGGTGTGTATCTTTCGAATCTCCCGCCCTGGCGTTGGTACTGCTGCCCAAAAGCGATTCTTATTTTCAATGCCATCTAACTGTTTATATAACTGCGACAGCTCTTCCGGAGCTCCACCGTACCACACTCTGTTCTTAAGCACATTTGTATCAAATGTCATGGTCTCTTGTATGCTAAATGTTGTCTCCGAAGCCGGCTGCACATTTAACCAACTTCGAATCCCTTTTTTTATATTCTCATTCACGGCACTTAACCACCTCATTTCCTGCCTCCAATCTTATCTTTATATGGTATCCACGCATATTGCGTGCTGTTTACCATATGGTCATTTCCATCTTCCGGCGTTTCATCTGCATCCTCTCTCCAACTGTACGTATCCAATTCACGGATATAATTTTCGCACGAGTCAACAACCTGATAATGCGCATCCAGCCCTTTTTCCTCATCGTACGCCATCCATCCAAGTTGCAAGATGATTCTGTCTATTATCTTTAGCTTCTTGTATGCTCCTATGAACATATACAAGCATCCCGTATGACTTCGCTTGTATTTGCCAAATTCCGTCAAGGTTGCCTGGTCGGCCGAATCAACAAATACATTCTTTGCCATCCCACCCCACTCCTTACGATTACGTTCCAGAAATGCAATGTAATTCACCACGGTATCGCTCGGTGCCAATGGAGCTGTCTGCAATGCATTGTTATAACATTTCTCATCCAGCACAATGCATCGTCCTTTATTCGTGATCCCAACAAAGCTCATGGCGATCGTATCCTGAGATTTTGTTGAATACGCCGTGTCCAAACCTGCACTGAAGTATTCATACCATTCTGTTTGCTTTCCATCATCTATCAACACATCATCACGAATATAGGATCTTGCCTGTTCCTGTGTGATCACATGATGTTTTTTACTAAAATTACAAAAGACAAGACCGGTAGCCTTGCCTCTTAATCCTTGTATTTTATTTTTATACATCTTGGTCCCTTTGGGGACTGCATCAATCTTGGCTTGTATCTGCTCCGGAGTCATCGCTGCGTTGTCGTAAAACGTGAAATACCAATGGATGTACCCGGCTACCGGATCCTCGTTAAGCTCGGCCAACAATTCCGGCGGATAATCCTGTATGTAGCGTTTAAGTGGTCTACTACGATTGATAAATTCCTTATACACCGGTTTATCCGGTGCATCCGGATTGCTTGTGGTCATCATATATTGGCATCGATGCGTGATCTCTCGCAGAAACTCCATGTCTGCAATATTGACCTCGTCAATATATACACAACCATATTGCGCTCCCAGAACTTTTTCCCAACGATTCTTATTGTCGTAGCCGCTGACATAGATTATTTTTTCGCCGGTTGGCGTGTCATACACGATATGTGGTAAACCGATACGACCCTTGCCGTTGCTGTAGTAGTTGGCAAGCACTCCAAATTGTGCTAATAATCCACATTCACTGTTGATAACATTTTTTTCGACCGTTCCAAGGTCCAATCCACATAGCAAATGGTACTTCTTTTCTGATTTTGCAACCATCAGCATAAATTTTGTAATGCCGACCGTCGTTTTGCCTGCTGCCGTCGTCCCTTCCAGATAATCTCTTTTTGTCTCCGTCAGCAAAAAATCCTTAAACTTAGGAGATAACTTTATCACCTTGATCACCTCTTTGCTACTTCGCTGCCTCATCGCTTTCTATTGGTCTCACTTGTTCTAACAGCTCTTGTATATTGTCTATAGCTTCCGTCTTTTCCTGCGTGCCGTCGCCGGACTGCTCGTTTACCTTTGCCTGCAGGAGTGCAATCTCTGCCTTCTGCTTTACGGTAGCAAAGTCCATGTGATCTGCGAGCCACTGCAACGCTTTTTGTTTGTCAAGCAATTCCACGCTATTGGTGGTACTTCCGAAAGACACTTTCTTGATCAAAGTGCCATCCGCAAACGGATTATCCAAACATATATTGTTTTGCTCATCAACATAATCATTGATGTCTGCATACAGGATATCTATATATTTTTGTATAATATCTTCTTCGGTCAGAAGTTCTCTGTTGAGCCTGCCTTGCTTGAGCTTTTTGATCTCATCTTGCACCTTAACATTTCTTAACATTCTTGACCCTGCTGCCATTGCCGCTTCGTATGTGCAATCATACGCTTTCATATATGCCTTTGTCGCGTTAAAACTTCGCAGGTAATATACGCAAAAAAGTCTTTGTCCATCGGTGAGTTCGCTATTTTCTACGAGCTCTTCAATGTCTGCTTCTTCTCTTTGCATATTGCTGTTTGATGATGCTCGTTTCGGGTGCACCCTTTTTGCTTTTTTGGGTGCACCCTTTTTTCTGCTCCATCCATATCGTTTCTGCCAGCTCTTCACTGTGTTAAGCGATACATTATATTTTGCCGCAATGTCCTTATATTTCATTCCGGCCAAGTAATCAATTTCCGCTAATTCCTTTACATCCGCCACAACACCACCTTCCTTGCACGCAAAAAGAGCACCCAATTTCTCGGATGCTCTTTCTTTTGATGATATAATAATAGCACATATAAATGTGTCATAATAGGACATCTTTTATTTTTTTTGAAATAAATCTAACCCTTTTCCATGTATCCTATGGATCTGCTTCAGACTGTATCCCAATCTCGACGCTATTTCTTCCCACTTCTTAAGTTCTATGTATCGCATGCGCAGAACTGCTGCCGCTTTCGGATCTGATATATCCAATATTGCATCCTCAATCTCCAGTCGCTTTTCCAATGCTTCGCACATTTTGTCTTGTATTTTTGCCTGTACCCGCTCATACTTGATCATTATGTCCGACAGGTCGGATTTGCTTGTTGAGCCTTTCGGCATGTCGGATAGCTGCTGGATCGGAGCAGACATCGTCACTTCACGTAATGATCGCGCTTGATCTCTTAAGTCCTTGATCTGCAACGTAATATTGCGATATTGACGCAAATACTCTTTTTTTACTTCGTTGCGTGCTCTTCTCTGTCTGCGTTCTGCTTCTCGTTCCTGTCTCACAGCGGAACGAATCGCTTTTGCTGCAGTTGGATCTTTATATCCTTCTCCATTTTTGTTCTGCATACGTTTCTCCTTCCATGGGATCTATTGTGATACCGGTGTTACAAAAGCGGTATTTTTCGCCTTACGTTTGCCGTCTGCATTGTATTGGCTTTCCGGCTTGTAAAATCCGCACTCCTCTATATCACAATACAACTTTTTCAGTCCTCTACACATTCCCTTGTTTGAATGTCCAAACTTCGCATCATACATGATGCAGTCTTTTTTTACGCTCATTTCTCATTCCTCCATGCAATTCTTTCAAAATACTTTTCTAATGTTTCATAGGGAATATCAAGATAACCACAGTCATCGTCCCCATCTTCTAAATACAATCGTATATCTGATTCACCTATATAGCCCTCTGTGTACTCATATATACTCCCTTTGTGAATTGTTATGTATTCGTCAGTAGGGCTATCGTTCTCGTCATATTTTGGAACATAAAATTCTTTAATACATTTATACTTTTCCATTCTGATTACCTCTCAATTCTTTCAGTTTTGCTTCTGCTTCGGATTTTGTGAGGAATACTGTTTTGCCAATATCGTTTGAATCAAATTCATATTCTTGATAAACATCTCCACATGCGTCAAAACTACAACAATTATACTGATATGAATATGTATCAATGCCCAAAAAAGATATGATAATTTCGTTTAGCCTTACTGGTACAACTATATCAAAAAACTTTTCGGGATAATAAAGCATATCACCCACCTTGCAAGGCAACTTCAAAAGTCTGCCCTGTTCCTCTAAGTCCTCATAATCTTTCAACTTTTCTCTTAAGTCAGCCATAGCCCATAAATTACGATAAAATAAAGCCAGTAATCCTATTTGACTATCCATTTCAACCGACAACATTTCAGCCATATACTCGTCAAAATCTTCATCTGACATATCAGATAAATCTTCATCACACATATCTTTAGCAAGATTTTTGACAAGTTCTCTAATATCAATATCTAATTCATAATCCCTGTATCTTGCATTGCGGTTTTCATCTGCATAACAGCTATTATGTGCCAATTCAAAGAATGACATATCAAATGCTTTTTTGTTGTTTGTTAATCTCTCCATTACTACTCCTTTCTCATGAACCTCCGCATTATATGGCCATGTACTACGCTTCCATCTACATCCTCCTCATGATCATATTCTCCCAGCACTGGTAACGGCGGCAGTGGCATCCAGAACAATACCTTATCCTTCCACAGCACCCAGCGCCTTTGCTTGCTGTATGGATCTATTTTTACTGTGTCAATTCCGTATTCCGGCTCATTTGTATAGCCCAGCCGGCAGATCAAATATGCACCATCTTTGTCCGGAACTTCTTTGACCTTAGTGGATACCCATTCCCTCGCTAACTGCTGCCCTATCGAATCCTCTTCCTCATGTTGCACCGGTGCAACTTTTTCACTTTCCTCAGTCTGATCTATTACCTCAACCTGCTCTTCGTTAATCTGTTCGATTTCATCCTCACAAGCTTCCTGCTCAATCTCTTCCTCTGCAGAATTGGCACTTTGATCCGTTTCCTGCTTTTCCTCTGTATGTTTATCCACATTGTTATCAACAATGTGGTCCATTTCTTCATGATCTTCTGCGATCTGTTCCGCTGTGCCTGTATGTCCCTTAGGCTCTGCTTTTTGCTCTGATTCATTTTGTTCGAACATCGCCACTCCATATATCCGTTGATATACTGCTTCCGGAGTGCCGCGCCATTCATCCCAGCTTTTAATAGTGTTTGCAATCCATGCCCATGGTACCGTTTCGTGTTCGTTTGTTCTTACGTTTACAAACGCCATTGGTAATTCTGTCCCCTGTATGGACATAAGCACGGTTCCAACCTTGGGAACTCTCGCCCTTGGTGTAGCCACCCCATTCGGTGCTAACGCTAATACAACATCCTTATCTCCTACCGGATCATTCTGCATAGCTGCATATATTCTCGTGAATATTTCCGGATTATTTTGTAAGTGATAGTATATAGCCTGCTGGTACCAGCAATCCGTCTTGACCGGCGTACTTGGAATATCTTCGAGCATCACCTCCATGTCAGTGATGTTCTCTTCTGCCTTTATGTCCTTTTTAATATCCTGCAGCTCTGCTTTTGTCGTTTCTGCCGGAATGACCTCGATCACTTCATCCGACATCGTCAACATCTCCTGTAATTTTGCGACTCCACGATTGCTGTATCGCTGTTCCAACGCAGGAGAGTTGCCACCTACACTAAAGCGGTCATTGATCGCAATGTAACGTGATACTGTCCCCTTATCGATGCCGTATTCCGCTTTTGCAAATTCATACAAATTTGGATATCCGCTTTCGTACAATATTGTCGTATCTCTTGCCTGCTTGAGCAGATACCCAATCTTAACAAAGTGGTCTGCTGCCGACAGCAATTCTTTGTCTAACGCTGCCTTAAACTGCCCATAGTTGTTATATTCTATCAATTCTTCCATGTTCTTCCTCCATTCACACTGCCGGTGCCATCGCTCCTGCATCTGCCATTGCTCCGGTATCTGCCATTGCCGGTCTTAATTTACGTTGCTTCGCATTCGTGTACTGTTCCAGCCACTCATCGATCTGCTTTTCGTTCAAACCGATTTCGTCATTATTCTTCGTGTCGTGCGGCCCATACCACTGCATCACGCTAAACTTTGTGCTGATCTCCACCGTTACAAACGGCATATCCGGCACATCCTTTTTGCGCAAAACCAAAATGTAACTTTTTCCTATGTTGTGCTTTCGCAGGTAACTTTCCCCACCAACGCAATGATGTTGTAATCGACCCTCATCGATGATCTCTGACGCACTTTTGCATGGGCGGATCATGTAAGCCCCGGATTCGTAATGATATCTCTTGTCCAATCTCTTAAAATTGTTTCTAATGCTCGGAAATGCCTTTTCATTTTCTGCTTTCCATATATCCTGTTCTTTTTTGTTCTGCTCCTTAACCATCTGCGCATGTCCTTCGTACATGTCATGTGGAAACAAATAAACCGTATTGGTCATGTCGTATCCTAATTTCGCTCTCATGTCCAAATAGTCGGCATATGTCCTGATCACCCGATTAATATTTACTTTTGCCTGTGCTGCTACCTTTTCCGCATAATTTCTGAACTTCGTCATGCTCATACAGCCCAAAATGCTCTCATACGTATCTTCATACAAAGCACATTTCGCAAGCCAAACCTCCATATCTTCGTTCCATTGCAATCCATGGCTCTTTTCATATCGCATTACCCGCAGCATATCAATATCTCCATGATACTTGCGCAACGTCCGGAGTTGTTGCTTATTAATTCCAAGCAAGTCACATACCGTCTTTGCAGATTTATTTTCCAGCAGGCTCCAGTCTCCGTATGTAAAATGATGCACCAGCTTTTCCAGTCCCATCTTCGTTAATATTTCCACCACCGGATTGATGTTGTATATCTGCAGGTAACCTATTACATTTGCAAAATTGACATGCATCTTGTACCACTCTACTCCGCTATATTTCATCCTTGTGTTTGCCAATTCTGCATAAGATCCCGGCCACATCTTGCCTTCGAGCCGTACCGGTTTTTCCCCTGCATACATTCCATAGTTGCAATCATCCCAATACCACTCCCCCAAATATGGATTGTATTTTTGGTAATCATATTGCACGTTTTTCCTGCCCTCTTGGATAAATGCTCTTGCTATCTCTGCTTCATATATTCGCTCGTATTCAGCCGTTCGGACCACCTCCACCTCAACAAAGCGGGCTACAATCTTCCCTGGGTCTTTCGTTCCCTGCAACATATACGCCTGTTTCGTCTGCCTATACACTCCCTTGTAGTATCCTGCTGCCTTATAAATCCCCTCCGCGCCACATAAAGTGCACACGCCCGGTTCATTGTGGTACGGTTTCTCTCCCTGTCTTGCCATATCCTCCAGCGTGACAGGTTCGAACGTATACTGTGCTGTCTTTCCACAGCACGAACACTGTACCGTTGCCATGCGTCCTTTCTTGTGATATGTCAACGTATGCTTACTCGCCAATTCTTGTTTCGCCCAATTAATCATTTCTTTCGGGATTTCGTATAAACATTCACGTCGCTCCTGCAACGCCTTGCGTCGCCGTTCCGCAACTTCATAGCGTTTGTTGTCCAACATCCTTTGTCTCGCAATGTCCACCCATTCCACCCATGCATGATCCCTATATAGCGGATTATTTACCGGCTTGGCACCCTTAAAGAAATCCCGAATCGTGTCGTAATCCTCTTTGCAGATGTCTATATCATTTACCGACATCTTCATCGCAACGTTGTATTGATGCCACGCCCCTTTCTCATAGACGCCATAATCTTTCTGTGTCTCACCTATCGTGATCGACGGCTCTTTGCTTCGTCCGGCTTTATATACCCATACGATCAGCGTAGCTTCTCCTCGAAGTGTCCGCACTGCTGCCACAGCATGTTCTTTATTGCTGCACCGTGGTTTTGGCGGTTCTTCTAAAATCATCTTTCTCTGCATCGTTATCCCTCCTTAAACCACTCGTCAAATAACGATTTCACCTTATGTCCCAAATAATATTCTGTTACAAGCTGTTTATCCTGCTGATCCGTTGTAGATCCTGCAAAACATCCTCCCTGTTGATGTTTGCGCGCATACGCATATATCGCATCATAGATTCCTTTGAGCCTTGCGCCTTTTTTCATGATTCCTCTTGCCACTTCCTCGTTTTCCAGCATCGCAGAGTTGGCAAATACCGCATAAAATCCACACATCACTTTTTCGGGTCCCTCTAAAGTTTCCAACTCTACATTCAGCCGTCCCAGTGCCGCCGTGATCGGTGTGGCAAGCTCGTCCGACATTCCATCCACATAATCTTCTACTTCATACGGGTCTATCCCGTTTTCTTTTGCCAGTTCCTGCAGTCCTTGTATATCTCCCTCCGCACGCAATCCTGCTGCCGTTTTATTCAGTTCCTCCACCGAGTCAAACTCTCCAAATTTCGCAAACAGTTGCGCCGGTGCAACTTTCTTTGCCATAATAGCTCCCCTTTCCCGGGGCAGATCTATCCGCCCCGTAGTACTTGATCAACTTGTTCTATGTGTGACATGTAATGTGATACAGCTAATATATCTTCCCACCCATCAGCAGACGAATAATATCCTCGCTTTCGTAAAACGCTTCGCCATCAATCCACTGGCAGGGTACTTTGCGGAAATGCTTTTCGAAATATCTTCTCGTTCTTCCCAGTGCAGCACTGATCTGATCGATGTTGAAACTGCCGCCCTCCGGGAACAGCTCTACAAGCTGATTCTGCATCCGCTTCTTGAGTTCCAGATCACGCACTCTGTTCTTGTGTGGTCCGTCATCGCCTTCATGCTCTTCCTGTGTCAATTCGATCAGGTTTAGAGCAAAATCTAATCCCCCTTGTGATCGAAACACTATATGATGCTTATGCATCCCGAATATATCGTTACCTTCCATCGTTTATCACCTTTTCTTTCCTTTCCGCCTGTGCTCTCTGCCGTTCCATCTCCTGCGAGTATTTATTGGTCTGTTCAGATACTACGGAAATGCTGTGTCCTGCTGCCTTTGTCAACACCTTATCAATCAGATCTGCATTGATCGTCCCTTGGTATCGATTATTCTTGTTATTCTGGAAGCGGCACAAGTTAAAGCCACCATCCAAATAGTCAGATGTGGCATGAATCTCCAAACAACATTTTTTATTTAGATACGACAATGCTTTGTATGTGATCCACAGGATTGCCCTGTCTCTCGTTGTGTTTTTGATGCATCCATGATGCATCGCTACATGCTTGCCATACTCCAGCGTTATGCTGTACTCTGCATGTTTGCCTTGCATCTGCATATCTAAATAAATCTTAACCGGAGGCATTGTTGCTACATTGATCGGCTGTTGTTTTTTCACTGGATCAGCTCCTTCTTTCTTGCGCAAACGTGAATATATGTAGAATCCACCAACAAAGTCTGAATGGTAAATTTTAGAATCCAGATACCTGCATTTGCCATAGAATATCTGCTCCATCTTTTTACCAATCTCATCGCCTGCCATCACCAGTTCCTGCATCTTGCGTCTTGTCAGCTTTGTCACTGACTCTTTGATGATTGGCTTTTTTAAATTTCGACTGCACTGCACGAGATGCTTTCCTCCGCTCTCCATCTTTGTGATGTATCTGGCAAAGCCCTCCAACCCAAAATCATCATCCGGTTCTGCATATTTACACTCGCCGCGCCCTTTTGTCCATTTGGATTCTGCAATGTCTCTGTCCATTTTTGACATGATCAAATGATGATGAATCCGCACCTTCCGGCTTTCTGTGCCTTCCGGTACAAATTCGATCACATAAATATATTGCAATGCCGTCATCCCCTGCTTCTTACGGTAACGGCTTATTGCCTGCAAGTAATTGCGAATATCTCTTCTCGCTCGGTCCAAGTTCGGCAGATCACCATCACGATAGGTCAGCGTGACGATCAGATCACCTTTACGGAAATTGGCGTTCATTAGTCGCACGATCCGCTTTTGCCGGTTCTTTAAGTTCAGCTTTTTCTGTACCTCTCTACTTGCTTCTCCTTTCGGAGTTCTTGGAATGTCCGATCTGTTCAGGAATACCGGGTAGACATTAGACTCTACATAATCCCCTGCAATGATCCGCTGGTGCATGATCCTACATGCTGGGAGATTCTTCATCTTGCGTCTTACTCTCTCTTCCCTAGTCTCACTCCCGAACACTGTCGTATCATAGCAATCCTCTAACTCTATCTGTGCATATGCCGGATTAGGTGAAACCCGCCATGCCTGTCCATATACATCTGCAAAATCATATTGGTAATACTGTAATTTCGCCATACAACACTTCCTGTGATTCATTTAATAATACTCATTACGAGGTCGGCAAAGAGCTGTATGCTCTTGTCAATTTCAAAAAAAGGTCGTATACTCTATATGTAGTTATAGGTATTGACCTTTTAGTTATAGGTGCGCATTTGCCAGAATGTGCACCTATTTTTTAGTTCGATAATCTTCTACAATCTCAATGCCATATTCAATAGCACACTGATTCTCAATTCTGCAACCTCTTGCTTGTTCCCAACCCCTCGCAAAATATGCCACATCTGCATCAGCCAGTAATTCCAATGACTTTGCAAGGTACTTCAAAGGTACACACCCTTTGTCTGGGTTATAGTCCTCAAAATATGATTCAATAACTTCAACATCTTCATTAAACATAACTTTCGCGCTTTCGATAGCGTTCTTCCTTACTGCAAGAATTTCCTCTTCCGACTTGCCATTCATGGGCTGGCTAATAAATAACTTCTTCATTTTCACTCTCTCCTTTACTTTGTAATTCCAACAACATGTCCATTTTCAAGCACTACACGCTTGTCCTTTTTTTCCATCAATTCAATGCAATCCTGCACTGTGATCTGCTCTAAATTCATCCTAATCCCTCCTTTCCCTGCCGACAGGCACAGCACGGGGCATACCAACGCTATAAGGTGAGTCCATGCTGTAGCTTGTTATACAATTCAAACATCAGGAGGTAAAATAAACTTGTGTATGCCCCTTGCTGCACCTGCCGGTCATATTTGTTGAGTTCGCTAATTCACTGCCTATTAGGCACTGAAACACTCGTCACTTTGATGATCCATTCTTCATCCTTGTCTTGTCTGAGGCTTTACTTTATCACCTGCTGGTCATGAATTTCTTTCCAACATCCGCGATAATAACAACTTGGCAAAAATAAAAGATGTATCTTCTACTATCGGTTTTGCCAGTCTAAAAGTAGTCACCGCAATCGCCGAGGGTGTTGCAACAGCCGCTATAAACCAACAATTAGGTTTTTCTAAATAAATCCTCTAAGTACTTTTAGCAATGTAACGATCGCTGCTATCAAAATCAATCTCATTGTTTACATTACAAATTTTCTATGTGCCTCTTTCAGATCCTGTTCTGATATATCCAGATAGATCTGTGTGGTCTCAATTGACTCATGTCCCAACATTTGAGACACTTGCTCTATGGACATTCCTCTTCGTAGGGCAAATGTAGCGCATGTCCTTCTGAATTTGTGTGGATATGCTTTCACGCCTACTCTTTGTCCAAGTTTTCTTATGTTTGATTCGATTGCACCCGTGGAGATTGGCTTATCTTCGCTTACCTCGCTTTTTCTCATGTACCATTCCCGCGCTTTCTGTTGCGAAATCCCTTTTCTTTTCCGATGCATGTTAAAAAAACCGGACGCAAACAGGTACGGGTTTGCATCGTTTCTCTCATTTAAGTAACTTTCAAGCGCATAAAGCGCCTTTGCATTCAGATACACCGTCCTGTCCTTTTGCCCCTTTCCATGCACCAGTACCTCGTTTCCTGTAATCTCTTTTAATTTGATATTTGCCAGTTCGGATACTCTGCATCCTGTTGACAGCAATATTTCAAACATCGCTCTATCTCTGTTAGTCCTTAGCGCACCTCGCATTTTTTCAATCTCCAGCTCGGTAAATGCTTCTTTTTGGGTTTTTTCCTTTTTGATTGTTTCTACTCGAAGCATCGGGTTCTTTGAGATCAATTCTTCTGAAAAAATATAATTAAAAAAGCTTCTCAAAGCCCTTATCTCGTTCCCGGCTGTTGTCTTGGATACCTTGTCTCTGTGCACCCTCTGCGCTATGTATAGCCGTATGTCATCTGTAGTGATGTCATCCACTGTTTTTCCTATATATGCGAGTGTCCTTCTTACCTCTGTTCCATAGAATCCAAGAGTGCGTTCCGTGCATCCTTTCACTATCTTGGCCGTAATGAATGCTCGTACCAAATATTCATTTCTATCCTCCTGCATTACTGCGATTTCTGTACTTCTCGCTGTGATCTCATATTTATCTAACATGATATATAATCTATTCCTTGTGTCCTCATCCGGAACAAGCAAACATATTCCGTTAAACAGTTCCTCTCGATCCGTCATAGTAATGCCCCCATTCTTGCCGGAGTCCGCAGCGTCCGTTCTCGTGGATATGCGTTCACTTCGGATTCTTCCAATGTGTTCCCTTGAATAACCTTTGCTTTGATGCCGGTTAGCGATAGCTGTACATAAGTCATGTACACGCCATTCCAATCAAGGTCTTGCGCTACTACCTCCAGACATTTCTGGTAGTTCGCACCTTTGTCTTGAATCACTTGCGCTGCCGCAAGGACCATCCCTCCGCCTCCTACGCTTGGCTCATTGAGCTTGATGCCGTTTTCTTCGATCCATTCCTTGTCGATATCTGCCATCCCGATCCGTGCCGTCATCAGCGACACATGAAACGGAGTGAAGAACTGACCCGTGCGCTTGTTTCCTGCGCCTAAGCTCATATATATCTTTCCAAGATAATCGCTGATTTCTCTTTCAAAGGCATCCACGAGCAAGGCATTCATCTGGCAAAAAGTGCTCATTTCCTTATGATCGTATTTTCTGGATACATCCATGTATTGACTCTCTCTGGCTTGCCATGCTTTGTCTTGCATACTACAAGCGTTTTGAATAGCTATCGCATACATTTTTATCCAGTCTGCAAATATCACATACGGACTGTATTTCCCTGCCATCCCTTCGATCAATTGTACAATCTCATCTTCTGCGTTCATCTTTCTTTCCTCCGGCGGCAGGCACAGCATGGAGCCTGTGTGCTCCATGC